TCATGTTTCTTGCCATACTTGGCCTGAAAATGGGTGTTTAGCGGTGGATGTGTATACCTGTGGCAATGGAGATCCACGTTTGATTGCCTTAGAAATCTTAAAATATCTCAATTCGGACTCATATTCGATACGTGAAGTAAATCGTTAAATAGAAACAAGGAGATAGCAACCTCCTTTATAAAAGTTCTGTTTTATTTACTAAAACAGGAGCTAAAATGTCTAATTCACCAGTCGATAGAAATTCAGACTATATGAAATCAATGTGGGGTACTACAAAACTCGTTACAGATTATGATGAAGTGTCTGAAAAAAAAGTTATTCAAGAAATTATGCATGATGATTTACATTCAAAAAAACATAATTTGATTGAACAAACAAATTTACATAAAAAAATTAGAAATGATGATGATTATGATGATTGGGAATATGGAACAGAACCAACTTATGAATCAATGTGATATTGGGCATAAATAAATCAGAAATTTCCATGCTCAAATGGCAATAACAAGGATATCCAGATCCTTCAAAGATATTAGTTTATCCTTTGAACCACATCCCGTGACGAAGGATTTACCTGTTATTAGGAATCAAAATGCCATTATAAGATCGATTAGAAATTTAGTTCAAACTATTCCTAGTGAAAAATTTTTTGACCCCGACTTAGGATCGGATGTTAGATCTTCTCTATTTGAATTTGTTGATTATGGTACTGCATCTATTATTGAAGATCAGATTCTTGAGACAATTAGGAACTATGAACCAAGAGTCGATAGAGTAGAAGTGAATGTTATCCCAGAACCAGACTCAAATAATTTTGAAATCTATGTGACATTTGATATTATTGGGCAAGAGTTTCCAACACAACAGTTTTCCTTCATCTTAGAGACAGCAGGATAAAATGCCTTTTACAAAATTTACTAATTTAGATTTTGATCAAATAAAAACTTCTATCAAAGATTATCTTCGTGCAAATTCTGACTTTACAGATTTTGACTTTGAGGGATCCAATTTTTCTGTCTTGATCGATACTTTAGCGTATAATACTTATATTACGGCGTTTAATTCAAATATGGTTGTTAATGAGTCTTTCTTAGACTCAGCAACAGTCAGAGAGAACGTTGTTTCACTCGCTAGAACAATTGGATACGTGCCAAGATCTAGAAAGTGTGCCGAGGCAGTTGTTTCATTTACAGTTCAAACAACTGCGAATACAGATGTAATAACATTAGATCCTGGACCAATTTGTGTTGGCACTAACGATGGCACATCTTATGTTTTTTCCGTACCACAAAGTATATCTGCATCGGCAATTTTAGGGAATAATAATATTCGAACTGCATCATTTAGTGACTTAACAGTATATGAAGGGACGTATCTAACTAAGCAATTTGTTGTAGATGGTTCTCTAGATCAAAGATTTGTTCTAGATAATCCAAATATAGATACATCAACAATTAAAGTCTTTGTCAAGGGAATAAGCGATAGTGGTGTTGGTAATGAATATTTTCTTGTAGATAATATTATTGATGTAAAATCAACTTCTGAAATTTACTTAATTCAAGAAATTAATGATGAAAGATATGAATTACTATTTGGTGATGGTATTTTTGGTAAAAAATTACAAAATAACTCAGTTATTACCATTAGTTACTTGATTACCAGTGGTAAAGATGGAAATGGTCCAACTAACTTTAGTTTTTCGGGTACGATAAAAGATGCTGGAACTTCCTCTACACCACCGAATACTATCATTCCATTATCAGTATCTACAATTACAACTAAACAATCAGCAAGAAACGGTGCAGAAATTGAATCTGTAGATTCGATTAGATATTATGCACCGAGGGCGTATGAATCACAGTCAAGAGCGGTTACGTCAAGAGACTATGAATCTATCATTAAGAATAAAATATACTTAAATACTCAATCTGTTTCAGTGATTGGTGGAGAGGAATTACAACCTCCCCAGTTCGGTAGTGTTTTGATTAGTATTAAACCAAAAAATGGTACATTTGTATCTGATTTTGACAAGACACAGATATTATCAAAATTAAGACAATATACTGTTTCGGGAATCAGTCCAAAAATTATTGATTTGAAAGTTTTATATGTGGAAATTGACTCAGCAGTTTATTATAATAACGCTCAAATTTCCAGTGTTGGAACTCTAAAAACTAGAGTTATAAATTCACTAACAAAATATTCTGAATCGATCGATTTGAATACATTTGGTGGTAGATTTAAGTATAGTAAAGTTTTACAAGTTATTGATAATACCGACAATGCAATTACTTCTAATATTACAAAAGTTATAATGAGAAGGGACTTACGAGCCCTTGTAAATAAATTTAGTCAATATGAACTATGTTTTGGAAATCAGTTCCATGTAAATCCAAATGGATTTAATATAAAATCAACTGGATTTAAAATAAAGGATGAAGAAGATATTGTATATTTTACGGATAAACCAAATGATGACGGAAAAACTGGAACTTTATTATTGGCTAAGTTTTCAGATTCTATTAACAATAGTACTTCAACAGTAAATATAGTTGCGCCTGCTGGAACTATAAATTATGAAAAGGGTGATATACTTATTAATACGATTTATTTTACTTCCACAGAAGTTGCAAATGACATTATTGAAATACAGGCATTTCCAGAGTCAAATGATATTATTGGATTGAAAGATATCTACTTATCATTTGATATTTCAAAAAGTAAAATAAATATGATAAGAGATGTAATATCTTCTGGAGATGATATCTCTGGTGTAACATTTTCTAAGGAATCATACAGGTCAAGTTATTCTAATGGGCAATTAAAGAGGCAGTAATATGATATCTACTAGTTTTGAAACTAGAATTAAGATTCAACAAATTATTCAAAATCAACTTCCAGAGTTTATTTTGGATGAGAGTCCAAAAACATCTGATTTCTTAAAACAATATTACATATCACAAGAACATACTGGTGGACCAGTTGATATTACAGATAATTTAGATCAGTATCTAAAGTTAGATAACCTAACTCCAGAGGTGGTTATTGGATTTACAACGACTACCAATTCTACCACTATCTCTGCTGCAACAATTAACGTTGCAAGTACAAAAGGATTTCCAGAAAAATACGGATTAATTAAGATAGACGATGAAATTATTACATATACTGGTATAACTACAAACTCTTTCACTGGTTGTATTAGAGGATTTAGTGGAGTTACTAACTTATATCAAGATGTAAACAAAGAAGAACTTATATTCGAATCAACTGAAAAATCAACACATAATACTAATTCTAAAGTAACGAACCTTAGTATTCTTTTCTTACAGGAATTTTATAAAAAAATTAAGTATTCTCTAACTCCTGGACTAGAAGATACTAATTTTGTTTCTAATTTGAATGTAGGTAACTTTATAAAAGAGGCAAAATCTTTTTATAGATCTAAGGGGACAATAGAATCTTTTAAAATACTTTTTAATGTATTATTTGGAGTTACACCTAAAGTAATAAATTTAGAACAGTATTTAATTAAATCATCTTCTGCATCCTATGTTAGAAGACAAATTGCTTTATCAGAAAGATTGTCTGGAGAACCAACTAATCTTATAGGACAAACAATTAAGAAACAAGGTGATGAAAAAACCACAGCTACAATTTCTGAAGTTGAAATTATAACAAGACGTAATAAAACATATTATAAATTGCTTATTTTTGTGGGGTATGATGATGCCACATCTTATATAACTGGGAATTTTACAATTACACCCAGCACTAAAGTTTTAGAATTAATTCAACCAGGATCAACAATTATATCAGTAGATTCAACGATTGGTTTTTCAAATAGTGGAAGTATATTTTATAAAAATCAAAGCACTGGCCAAGAACATGAAATTTTTTATACCAGTAAAAGTGTAAATCAGTTTTTTGGATGTTCCACCTCAGGAAACTCTTCTATAGGTATATCTATTCCAACCCAATCCATCGTTAGAACTAGTGAAATATATTTTGGTTATGAGAATGGAGATACTTCGAAAAAAGTAGAATTGAGAATAACTGGAGTTGTGAAAGATTTGACTATCTCTAACAAGTTTCAGTATGATTTTATTCCAGGTGATGAAATTTATATTAATTACTTGGGAGAGGTTATTAAGAAATCAGATGAACCAACTTATAAGGAGATATTATCCAACAGTTGGATTTACAATACAAGATCGAGTTATCAAATTGATACTTTCGACTCATCTGGTAATACCTTAGTAACAAAAAGTGATATTGAAGATGTTAGTCTGAAAAAAGGTGATACTGTCGAAATCTTAATTAGAAATAGTCAAAATATAGTGAATGGATATCAAAATGTAGGAATCGTAGACATTGTAGGCAAAGAAATTACGTTAGATACTTCATGCGTTGGATTAGGAACAACTGCATTAGAATATGATCTTAGGAGAAAACTAAAGAAATCTAGTTCAACATTTATACCTCTGGAATTTTCTCCAAATGTACTTTCAGATGTTCAAAATGTTTATTCTGATACAAGTGAAGATGATAGTTTTATAGATAATCTTTATGTTGCTGCAAATTCTCTACCATCTTACGCAATAGAAACAAAAACATTTAAGTATAATCCAGTTTCATTGTCTGGATTTGATCCAGATGAAGGAAAATCGAGCGCAATTGATTTTGCAAATGAAGTATCTTTTATATCAGGTCATAGAGTTTACTATCAATGTTCGGGGAATCCAATTATTGGATTGACCTCAGAAACATCATATTTTGTTGAGGTCTTATCGAATAAAAAATCAATAAAACTTTATTCATCACTATCATTTGTGGGAACATCCGATGTTGTTTTCCTTGGTGATGAACAAAAAATTATACCACCTGGAACACATCAATTTATACTTTACGATCAAAAAGAAGACTTAATATCTCCACAAAGTATTTTTAGAAAAATAAGAGTAAATCCAGATATTGGATCTAATGATAAAATTAGCACAATTCCTGGACCTGTAGGAATATTAAAAGATGGAGTTGAAATTTTCAATTATAAAACTAACGATAAAGTTTATTATGGTCCACTAGATAGCGTTACGGTCCTAAATGGTGGGGAAAATTTTGATGTCTTAAATCCACCAAAATTAGATCTATCTTATGGTGAAGCAAAACTACAACCAGTTCTTAGTGGTTCTATTGAAAAAGTTTATGTGGATAGACAAGATTTTGATATTGATGTTTCAATATCTATTGGATATAGTGGTGGAAACGGAAGCGGGGCAGTGTTTAAACCTGTTATAAAAACTTTTACAAGGGAGGTTTTATTTGATGGAAGAAATTTTACTGATGGTGGTGGTTTAAATACAGATTCTGAGACAATAACATTTGAATCTGATCATGGTTTTGTAGATGGGCAACCGATAATTTATGATAATAACCTGAATCTTTCTATAGGAATAGGAAGTTTTGATGGTTCTAATTTTATACAATATAAAACATTACTCAATAATGAAATTTATTATCCAAAAGTACTGAATATTAGAACTATTAAATTACATAATAGTTCTATTGATGTTTTTACTGGTATCAATACTATTGGGTTTACCACAGAAAATGCTACTGGAATTCATAAATTTAAGACACTACCTAAAAAAACCTTATCAGAAATAAAAGTAATAGAACCAGGAAGTGGATTTCAAAATAGAAAATTAATTGTAAAACCTAATCAAATCCTTCCAACAGATTTTTCAATTAATTTTAAGAATCATGGATTTTTAGATGGTGACTTAATTAATTATAATTATGAACCAAATCTAACAACTGGAATATCAACTCTCGTAACTGGTTTATCTACATCTAAGCAATATTATGTATTAAAAACGAATAATGATTCTTTTAGAATTTGTGATGCTGGAATAGGAGGCACAGATAAAACAAATTACAATAAAAGAAAATATGTGCAATTTACAGGAGTTTCAACTGCAGCAGGATATCAAATATTTTCATATCCAGAACTTTCATTATCAGTTAATTTTTCATCAATTGGTATAGGAACAACTCTACCAGTAAAGGGTAGTATCACAGCAACACCTGTTGTTCGAGGTAAAATAACGGATGTTTATCTATACGAAAATGGATCTAATTATGGTTCTAGTATTATAAATGTAAATAATAATCCAAAAATAATAGTCAGAAATGGAAAATTTGCACAATTGAGCCCAATTATTGTAAATAGTCAAATTATCGATGTACAAGTTCAATATGGAGGACAAGAATATTTTTCTGTTCCTGATATAATAGTTAATGGATCGGGGAGTGGATGTACACTAAGAGCTATTGTTCAAAATGGAAAAATTAGTAGTGTAATAGTGGTAAATCC